CAGCCTGCGCGTGAGCGTCGAGGATCTTCTCGGCGTAGTTCAGCTCGGTCCGCAGCTCGGCAACCTCCCGTTCCAACTTGCCGACTTCCTCGATAGCCACCTCAAGCTGCTCGGCTGCGTCATTCACTCCCATGCGCCCTGCTCCTTCGGTTCGTTTTTGCACCTGATTGCGCTCTTACCCAGCGGGCCGAAACACTGGCCGCACCTGTGTTCCTGGACCCGCACCGGCTGAGGGTCCTTCCACCCATCCGGCAACCACTTCGTGTTCGGCCCCTTGGGGTCCTTGCGTCCCGTCATGGCCTAAAACGGCGTGTTCTGATCGGCCCAAACGTCGCCGGTCGGTTCAGCCGGCGCGGATGACGCCCAGGATTCCTGCTGCTGCGACTGCTGGCCGCGTGGGGGCTTCCGCACAATGGCCGCGATGGTCGGGTTCGTGACGGTGAGGTTTACGCCCGTCGTGCCGTCTTTCTTGGCGTACTGGTCGACCTTCAAGCCCGTGCCGGTGAGGGTGACGAGCTGCGACTTCTGCACGGCCATGAGGACGGCCTGTGCGTGCTCTTCCCAGAACGATGCGCGATACCAAACGGTGTCGCCGGTATCGACCCACTTGCCCGAATCGTCTTTCTTCTGCGGGGTGACGGGGATCGTCACGTCCACAACGGACTTCCCGCCAGAGTCCCGAATGCTCAGGTCGTTGCTGATGAATCCTTCGATTTGAATATTTGCTCTTGCCATATCAGTTGCTCCTTTTCGTGTTGGTGGCCTGCGCCCGAATGAACAACAGGTTTTTCTGTGTGGTGTGGTCGTACTCACGTGCCAACGTCGTCGCGATCCGATCCACGAACCGTTCCCGCTTGACCTTTGGGACATTGCGGCTCGCCATGAATGCGGCAAAGTCCAGATCCGACTCATGCATCAGGCTTCACCGCTTCCAAATCGGGGCGCAGAATCTTCCGAAAATTCGTGCGCGTTACGGAACAGATAGATGTTTTAAGAGGGTGATTGGGTCGTACGTAAGTCCGTCCGTCCGTCCGTGTTATTAGCAAACGCGTAACAAACCCGCGCTTTGCTATCGCTTTGTTATGCCGTTTCATCACTTCGCCCACCTTGTTTCCATACCCTTTTTGCCAGCCTTCGACCGCTCTTCATGGATGGTCTGAGACTCCGCTCCGACGAGTTGACGGGTGCCCCAGTTGCGAATCGCCCAACCGCCCTCGACCACATTCCAGAGGCGAACTTCCGCTAAAAGACGGGCCTCGTGGGTGGTTCCGTGCACGAACGGGAGGGCAGCCCTGGCGATGAAACCTGACGTCTCATGCCCTGCCGAGTAGGCCAGTGAGCACACGTAGACGAACGCTGCACCCTTGCCCTTCGGTGACTTGCCGAGCAGTTCGAGGACCTTGTCGTGCGTGGGCAGATTTGTGTCCGCTCTAAACCACGGAAGTCCCATCGTTTTTTGCCCCCTTTTTCATTTCTGGGAGAATTATGTGTGGATTTTGTTCGTCAAAATCGCCGCGTTCGATCGCTGTCACGAGGCCCGCGAGCACCGAGTGAATGAGCAGATTTGGGTGATCCGCTTTCGCCTTGATGTGCGCCAGAAGAGCACGCTTATCGAGGGGCATCAGGACACCTCCAGCGCTCGTGCTTTGGCATCCGCGTACTCGACGGCATCCTCGAACGAGTCGAAGTGGTAGCAGTATTTGACGTACGCCGGCAGCGACGAATGCGACACCCGCCAGTAATACCCAGGGGAGCCCCACATGTAAGACCAGCGCTTCCGAATGACCCACTTCTCAACCGTCACGAGGACACCCCTCGCATGCGCCACTCGGCTTCGTCATCGGTGATGCGAACCCACAACGCGCCGTCCGCATCCGGGCCGTCCATGTAGAGCACCCAGCACAGCTCGAGCACGCCGTGTTCGATGCGGCGCCACCGTCGTGCCGGCCACTCGGCAGGGTCGGCGTATCCGGGGACCGACCAGCCCTCAGCGACGGCCGCCGCAGGGTTGGCCGTCTTCCACCCATGACATCCAGTCGTGCCAGAGCCTCCTAGGATTTGCAGGTTCGACACGACCGTGTGGCCGCCGACTCCGCGGCCCTTGCGGTGGTCCCGGTTCGACGGGCCGCACTGGCGGCGACAACGCTGGCAGGTGTCACGGTCGCGGAGTGTGACGAGCTCGTAGGCGTCGGCCTCCTGCGCCCGGGTGGGCTTCGGGGGTGCGTCGTACTTCGGGCGGATCATGCTGTCCCGCCGTTCTGGTGCTTGAACACCGCGGCCACGTAGACATACGCGCCGCCGACACTTCGCAGGGACGCGGCGATCTTCGCGACCAGATCGGGGCTCATGCGAGGTCGAATCGGGGCTGTGCCATGCGCGTTTCAAGGTCGGTGAGCTCGTTGGTGCCGGTCTGCCAGTACGACGCCTTCAACTCGATGCCGAGAGCTCGGCGCCCGTTCTTCACCGCCACGTAGAGCTCCGAGCCGACGCCACCAAACGCGGTGAATACCTTCTCGCCCGGGTTCGAGTACAGACGCACGCAGCGTTCGATGAAGTCGAGCTGCAACGGCGTCAGGTGGCGCTCGTCGTCGGACTGGCGGGCCACCTTCGCATTGAGAGTGTTGCCCTCGCGAATGTCCAACCAGACCGGGCGCGCCCACTCGATCCATTCCTCATTCGTCACGTCCGTCTTGACGCGCACAGCGTTGTCGCCGGGCTTCTTGAACATGAGCAGGTAGTCGGCCATTGCCGGGCGCACGATGGTGGAGTCCTTGTTCTTGGACACGAACATCAGCTGCTGCGCCTTGGTCCTGATCGCCTGCGCCTGGGGGTCCTTGTCGACTGTGGCCTCGCCCCAGTAGATCCAGCCGGCCGCGAGGTACGCACGGATCACGTCACCGCGGAAGTCGGTCAATCCCACGTACCCATCCCGAGACTTGAGTAGCGCGGTCTGTGCGACGTGGATGCAGGCCAGACGGCCGGGCTTCGTGATGCGGAGGTTCTCGCGGATGATGAACCCGTACTGCTCGAAGAAATCCGAGCGATCGAGCGAGTTGCCCATATCGCGGGGGCTGGCCGAGTACGTGTACAACGATTCGAACGGCGGCGAGTAGATCGACAGGTCGATGGATTCGGCCTCAATCTCCGGCATGCGCTGGGCGGAATCGCCCAGCCAGAACTCCCAGTTCTCGCCCTTGGATTCGTCGGTGATGTAGGCGTCGGTGCTCATGCTGTCTCTCCCAATTTCTGCACCATTCCATCGACGATGCGGTTAGCTTGTGTCTCTTTGCGTTGCACGTTGAGGGCGATCTGCTGCTCAATTTCGGAGAGCACGATGAACGCCCGGACGATGCGTGTTTGGCCGTAGCGGTAGCAGCGGCGGATGCACTGGTAATAGGCCTCGTAGGAGTCCGACAGGCCGACGAACACCATGCGCGCGCAGTGCTGCCAGTTCAGGCCGAGCGCGGCAATGGAGGGCTTCGTGACGAGCACGCGAATGTCACCGTCAGCGAACGCCCGCAGGTGCCGCGCCTTGTCCTCAGGGCTCATTGAGCCTTGGACGTTGACCGCGCCCGGTATCGCCTTCGTGAGCGCCTCGGCCTCGTCGTTCAGGCCACACCACAGCAACCACGACTCGGCCGGCTCAGCTTCGACAAGCCGCACTGCCCGCGCCACCCGGGCATCCATCGACCCGCGGCGAACCGTTGACCGGCCAGACACGCCGCCGATCGTCAGAGCGAACAGTTCATCCGGTGCCGACTCAATCTCGTGATCGACCAGTGAAGGGATGATTTCGAGGCCGGGCAGAATGTACCCGTCATCGTCGTAGCCCATGTCGGACGGGCGCCGGATCGCGACCGCCCAGCTCGTCATCCACTCGATCATCGGCCCGTAGGCGTGACCCTTCATGCGCCACCCGTCCTGGTCGTGGACGAAGTAGGCGGCGAGCATATTGGAGCGGGTCATGTGCCCAAGGAACTCGGCCTGATTGGTGAGCTCTTCGGGGTCATTCGGTGCCGGGGTTGCCGTGCATGCGAGCCGGTAGGGAACGTCTTTGAAATGCTCGATCAGGCGGGTGCGGGTCTTGCCGTCCGACTGCTTGAGGATGGACGATTCATCGAGCACCACGGCCCCGAACATCGAGGGGTCGAACTTCTCGACCATCTCGTAGTTCGTGACGTAGACGCCCGGGCCGACGATCTGATCAGGCGACCGCACGTAGGTCGCGTCGATGTGAATCTTCACGGCCTCGGCCACCGTCTGATCTGCAACGGCGAGCGGCGCCACGATCAGCGACGTGCCGGCCACGGACCGCGCCCACTCCAACTGCATGCGGGTCTTGCCGAGCCCCGTGTCGGCCCATATGGCGGCGCGGCCGACACGTGCAGCCCAGATGACCAACTCAACCTGAAACGGCTTGAGCGAGTGGTGCAGGTCCGCGGCTGTGATGATCGGGCCATGCTCCGTGGCTACCGCCTTGCGACGTGCAATGAAGTCGGCGTATGAGACGCTCATCGTCCGCCCCCGCTGTTGTACGCGGCCACGACACCCTTGTTGATGTTGAGCATCACGCGCCCGCCTTTTCTGCGACGATCTCGCGGATGACGTGGAGGATCTCGGCGCTGGCGCCGGATGCTTTCGCAGCGTGACCAACACTGTTGGCCTGCGCCGATGTCAGAGCAGCATCAGCGAGTGCAACCCAATCGCGTTCCTCGGCCTCTGGTGCGTCGTCCACCTCAACAACGGGCACGTCATGGATGCGCGGTCCCGCTTCAACTTCTGCGAGCCCCAGCGACCGCCAGAGACCGTCCATGGTGAACTTCGGGAACTGCTTGGGCTTGTCGAGCATGATGCGGGCCGACTTGATGCCGCTCACAAGGAAGTCGCCGCGCTGCTGCATTTCAACGATCCCGGCAACGTCATACGGCAGGGACTTATGCGCTTGCACTTTCCACTGCTTGTTCGTCGTCGGCTGACCTCGATCGTCCATCACTGCGACCTGCTCGAGTCGAGCCGTGATGATGGCGGGGCCGCGGTGGGCGCGGAGAGTGTCGAAGATGTGATTCCACCGTGCGGCGGCAATGTTCCACAGGTCCATGTTGATCTGTGCCTCACCGCTGTAGGACGAGTTCTTTTTCTTCGCGCGGGCGTTCGCTTCGGCCTGAGCCATGTCAGACAGCAACTGCCACAGCCTGGTGCCCGAGTCGAGGACATACAGGATCGGCCCCTCTTTAGGGACATCGAGGGCTGCGATCTCAGTGCAGACGCGGAGGATGTCGCGGTAGGTGCCGTCGTGGAGGGCGATCTCGAAGTCAGCGCCGGGGATCAGCGAGTATTCATCGGGGGCGTCTTCACCGATGCCAACCCAGAGGGTGCGGCTCACCAGCGGGGATGCGGAGGCTTCAGCGGCGGTCCAACTCTTGCCAGTCTTCTCACGGCCGGCCATGAGGATGATAGGCCAGGAAGGGCGTCCGGTCGGGCGTCTCGTTTCGAGGGTCATTTCGTCTTTCCAATGGCGTAGGGGGTCTGGGAGGTTTTGTCTTGAGTGACGCACTCGCCACAGTCGGGGTGGTGTGCGGCGTGGGCTTTGACGTTCACGCGGTGCTGGCCCTGTCTCGGCCGCAGCTCCATGACGTTGATGCCGTTGTGTGTTGCGTAGTTCGCGGTTTCCATGTACGCGCCGAAGTAGAACTTCAACGTCTCGAGGTCGCCTTTCACGACGGACTCGCGGCCCTTGGCATCACGCCACCGTTCGGCCATTTCGAGGAACAGATCGTCGGCCTCGATGGTCGTTTTCGGTTCGACGGGCCAGAGTGTTGCGAGGTCGTCGCCCATGATCGGGTCGGGCACTTTTCCGCCGATGACGTTGATGCGCCAGAACTCTTCCAATGTTCCGAGCAGGTGCAAGTCAACGAACGACTGCGACTGCGGAACCCAGATGACTTCCAGCTCGTTGCCGTCGAAGAGGACACCGCACCAGCCGCCGACAGCGCCCGTGATGAACGCCTGCTGGCGGATCTGGATGCAATACTTCGGCGGCACACGGATCATGCCCGCGTCATCGAACCAATCCTTTTTCTGGAACGCGGACACGTTCTTGATTTCCAGTGGCACCATGCCGAAGTCAGGGGAGTCGATGCGCGCGTCGAGCGTCCCCAACAGGTGAGGATGCTCGACCGACTGCAGCAACCCCTCAGCCGGCAGAACCTGGCCCAGCTCGGGGAACTCTTCAGCGACAGCTTCACGGATTACTGACTCCATGCGGTGGCCCCAAAGCATCCGGGGTGTGCCGATGTCGGTCACATCCGGGGAACGCTTCTCCTGCCACACGGTGAGAGGTGTTCCCCATTTCGTGTCGCCGAGAATCGCAGCCGCTTCCGATGCGCCGATGCCGAGCTTCCGCAGTCGCAGCCACTCCGGGTTATTGCTCTCGGTGGTCAGTACGGTGTAGCTCATGCCGCCACCACCGTCATCGGGTCAGTGATCACAACAGGCCCGGTGTCGCCGCCACCCTCGATCAGCCGGGCGAACGTGGAGAGCGTCATCGTCACATACTGGTCGGCAGGATTGCCCGACCCGTGCCGCTTATGTGCGACGACCCCGATCACGGCGTCATCGTTGCCACGCTCAATCTCGGCTTCACGCAACCATGCGGGCAGCGATATGGCTGCGACGTTCTTGCACTCGATGACGACGCGGCCGCCACGGATCGTCTTGACTCCGGTGATGTCGCCGCGGTCCTTCGACCCGTTCGTCTTGCGGATTTCGATCCGGTCATCTGCAAGGGCGAAGGACAGGAACTCGGCGACCGTTTTCTCCATCCATGAGCCGGCGGCTTTCGCTGACTTGCGGTTGCGGCGCGGTTTCCTCCGCTCCGTGGTTGTGTCGCTCATTTCCCCATCCCTTCTGTCTTGATGAGTTCGGTTTCAACGGCGGTCGGCCAGTCGATAGATGATTGCCGTTCGGTGACGACGTACGGGTGAGGCTTCGGGGCGGTCATTTGGTGACATCTTCCGACTGGGCGAGCACGTCAACGAACGCCGGGTAGGCGTCGATGATGAGTTGCGCCGCCTTGACATAGGTGGGCGCATGGCTCGCGTACCTGCCCAGCAGCACGGCGAGGGTGAGCGTGGCCCGTTCTGCCGGGTCGTCGTCGTCTTCCGAAACATCGGGCTGAGTAAGCGTTCGATACGCCAACTCCAAATGCACCGACTCGGCAATCTGCGCCTTCATCATCCCGAACGCAGCATCGGGGCTGCCATGCCGCCCCTGGCATCCCTTCCTGTGGCACTCAGGCCACTCGTGCTCGATCGCGGCCCTGCTCACGACTGCGGCATAAATGGCGGTCTGCACTCGGGGCCAGTAGTCCATCGCGTGATCGGTCGCCGGGGCGGTCAATTGGTGGCCCACTTAGCGGCAGCCCGGCTGATGGCACGGTCCAGGTTCGACCCGCCCTCTTGCAAGTAGTTAGGGAAGCGCTGGAGGAGCTCGGCGCGCACGTCGGCCAGTACTTCGGCGGCGACCTCGGCAACCGGGCGGAGCAGGGTGTATGGCATTGCCGGGTTAATGATGTGACCTGGCAGTACGTAGCCGCCCCGCTCGATGCGCCACATCAAGCCGTTGCAGTGCCACAGGACGCCGTTGCCATCCGTGTACCAGCCCGGCTCGGTCGGCAACTGCACCTTGGGCTTCTCGATGAAGAGGGACCAGATGTGCGGGCGCATGCTCACGACCTCACAGACACCCTCGGGGATGATCGAGATTGCTTCGTGGTGGACGGTGTAAACGATCGCGAGGATGGTGCCGCCCGCTCCAGTGGCCTTGACCAACTGATTCGGCTTGAGCGTGTGCCAGTCCTCGACCTGCACCCATTCGATGCTCTGCGTGTCGCTCATTTGCTGGCCTCTCTCTGGACGTGCATCTTGAACGCGTAGTTGACGGCGGAACGAGATGACTCGTCAGTGCCCAGGGATTCCATCGCCCATTCACCGCACGAGCACTCGCCGACGATTGCGGCTGGCGCGCTGAAGTGTGTGCGGGTGAAACGGTGGTCAACAGGTCTGAGCGCAACCGGCCAGTTCAACGCATCGAACACGGCAGGCATCGGGTCGGTCATGCGGACACGACCTTTACGGGTGCAACAGCGTCACCATGAATGTCAACCTCACGAACAACCCGGCACGATTCGGCCTTCACCTTGTCGCCCAACGCCACCATCGACGCAACCTCCACCTGGCACTCGAGGAACCGGGTAGCCTCACGGAAGTAGTCACGGGCAACCGCAGGCCGATGCCCGAAGTGCAACCCGGCACCGCACTCCTGCGTCGGCTTCCAGTCCGGGGCGGTCACCGTTGCCCCGATCGGGTACGCGAAGTGCCGCCCCGATTTCAGGTCATCATCAACGGCCTTGTAAACGGTCGCCCACCCGTCCGTGACGGTCACGCCGTAGTAGTCGATGAAGTCGGGCACCCGGTGCGTGTTGATGTCGGTTACGTCGATGATGACGCCGGAGCCCGAGAGTGAGACGCGCTTGGAGTGGAGGTGGATTGCGACGTATTTGGAAGCCTCGACGTGGGACGAGCCCCAAGCCACGACGTGGGAC